GATCAGACTGATCCCTGGTCCTTTAGCGGGCAGTGAATCGCTGGTATTTCATCGCGTTGAAATATCTCGAACGGCGATAGGGCACCGACTAAAGGACTTGGGATCAGTCAACGCGCCGCCGCCGCTAGATCACAGAGACTCTGGCGTTGGCTGGTCAACAGAAAGAAATTATGACTAGAAAAATTTATGAAACAAACAATAACCACGGTCCAGAGTATAACAAAATTTTAATTAATCACTGGCGCTGGCTGGAGGATCAAGGCCCAAGCTACAAGCAACAAGCGTCAAGCTGCAAGCTCCAAGCCTCAAGCTTGACAAGACGCTTGTATGGTGTTATAGGAGAATCAAGGAGAAAGAATTATGAAAACAGATGAAGCATTAAAGATTATAGGAGGCAGCCTGAGCAAGCCCTCAAAGATGCCGGGCTGGTCAATAGGTCTACCTGCCAAAGAATGCAAAACTGGCGGCAAGCTACAGAAGGTCCCGGGCAGCGTATGCTTCGATTGCTACGCTCTAAAAGGTTGTTATGTTTTTAAGGTTGTTCAGGATGCACAGTATCGAAGGCTGGCAGCAATACAGTCACCGCAATGGGTCGAAGCAATGGCGCATTTAATAAATTCTAAAAAGCCCGATGTCTTCAGATGGCATGACAGCGGAGATGTTCAGGATCTGGATCATTTAAATAAAATTTATGAAGTGTGCCAGCTCACACCTTCAAAGAAGCATTGGATGCCAACTAGAGAAGCATGGATCAAGGACCATCTTCAGGACAAGCCAAACAATTTAGTCATAAGGTTCAGTGCGCCCATGGTTGACCAGCGGGCGCCTGCTTCCTGGCCTAACAGTTCGGAGGTTGTTAACAGCAACGCCAGCTGCCCGGCCCCTAAACAAAACAATGAGTGCAGAGACTGCAGACAATGCTGGGACGCCTCAATTAAGACAGTTTCATATGGTAAACACTAATATGTTTTATCATCCAAAATATTATAAAGAATTACGCAAGCGTAATAAATCGGATCAGGTCATTAGCGGAGCTGAAGCGACGGCTGAAGTGGAGCGTGCACCTGGTCCGGGCCAACAGCATCAAGCTTCAAGCGCCAAGCTCAAAGAGCCTCAAGCTTCAAGCGGCAAGCATCAAGCCCCAAGCAGCAAGCATCAAGCTTAAACCCGCAAGCGTCAAGCTCCAGGATCCTGGATCCTTCAAAAAGTTTCAAGCACCTTTGATCAAGGGACTCTGCCAAGATAAATGAGTTGTTAGGATGGCGTACATGAAACGCTATTTGGTGTGGTGAGAAACGTATTTTATTCCCCTTACAGACCTTTAGTTCTACAGTGAAAAAGTGACCATTATTATTATACCCCAATAGATCAGGAGTGCCGGATAAGCTAAGATTTTCAAGTCGTATCCACGATATTTTAGGTATAGATTTTTTAATTTTTGCATATAATTTTTGTTCTGGTTTCAAGGGAAGTTAGTAATCCCGTTGAAGCTTTTCTGGCAAGATAAGTTTAGAAGGTTTTTCAGTTTTTAAAACTAATCTGTGTGCACTATGACCTGGCTGGCCTATGATTGGAACTGCGTTTTCGTGCACTTCCATACGTCGGATAGCATGTAACTTTCCTCCTATCTCTACATAGATAACAGCGTTTTTTACAGCGTCGGAACCTTTTGTAAATTGACTTAAGAATAGTTGCAAGTCTTGTACTCTCATGAATCTTCACGTCTTAACTTGTTACTTAAATCTATTATCACTTTTTTATAACCTTGCAATAAGTTTTTATTACTTTCGTTTTCAGACTGTATTTGTTTCAATCCCCATATCTCATTCTTTTGCATTACGACTAACTGCACATAACCATCAAGAGCTTCTTCTAACTCATCAATGCGTCTAGTTAAATCAAGTTGTCCCCTGTCATCTTTCATCTATTGACTTTATAGGATAGTTCCCTTAAATTGTCAACTATGGGAGTACCAAAAAGATTAACAGAGATGCAACAAAGATTCGCTGAGTTTTTAGTATTCGGTGGACCTGATGGGCCAATGACTAAACGTGAAGCTGCTATCGCTGCTGGATACAGTAAGGACAGAGCTATGCGTGAAGGATCAGAACTAACTAATCCAAAATATTCTCCACTTGTTGTCAAACACATAGGTGAACTAAAAGAAGAAAGACTTAGAAAACATGAAGTGACTTATGAAGGTCATGTTGCAGAACTTGCTAGACTACGTGAGGCTGCTTTGAAGAAAGGTTCTTTCTCTTCTGCTGTAAATGCTGAAGCAAACCGAGGCAAGGCAGCAGGACTATACATAGACAGAAAAATAATAAAAACTGGGAAACTAGAAGACTTATCAGAACAAGAATTAGAAGCAAAGATGAAACAAATTTTAGACGACTACGCACAAATAATTGATGTGACACCTAATGAATCCGAGTTATCTTCTTCACACAAGAAGTTGGAAAAACCGATCGTTCAGAAAAGTGAATAGAACCATCTTCTTCAACATCATAACCTGCAAAAATTCTTACCGTTTCAGAGTCTTTACTAAATAACCAACCCTCACTTACAGGTGTAGCTAACTTCATATTTTTAAATTCTTTGTCTGTACCCCAACCACCCTCAGTGATAATATCAATCCAGTCTATACGTACACGCTTGTAAGGAAACTTAACGGACTGCTTTACAGTCTTTGGTTTAGTGTAGCTATTTATTCTTCTGGATTTTCTAGGCATATATAAGTTTATATCACAGATTTATTTTTTTAAAATATGCATTCGCGCGCGTGAACCGAAATTTGATGGTACATATTAAAGTGTACCAAAAATAAAAAGTGTACCAAAAAGTGTCCTACTTTTAGCCTTATTTTATGCTGAAAAACAGTCAAAAGTACACTTGGACACTTTATTTCCGAGAGAAAAAAATATTTTTTTTAAATCTGTCACAGAATCTTATACTCCTTATATTCTGTCTCTTTTTCGCCATAATGTAGACTCATTACTGCCAATTTGTCCTCAGCTTCTGCAATTTTTAGTAATAATTTGTCAATTTCACCTGTAATATCTATGTGTTCAGGTATAATTATGTTGTTTTCGTTAAAAGATTGTATCTTGTATTTAGCATCTTCAATCTCTGATTCATATCTCTTCTTTAGAACCATTCTAAGTTTGTTATTCATCTTTGTCTTCCTCCATTGTTTCATTACCGTGTTCGTCTTTGTATAATATCCATGACTTCTCACCGTCAAAATAATATCCTGATATTTCACGCTCCATTAAAGTCCTCCTCTGTTATATTTACTTTTGCTCTTTCTTTTTCGTCATGTAATAGGTCATAATACATGTCTAATCTTTTTAAAAACTCATGTTTATAGCGCCTTAATTCGGCCCCATTTACGACAAATTCTTGGTAATATAGGTCAGGCGTGCATACCATGATAACTCCTTGTTCAATCTTGGAGTTGTGTACGTAGTCATGGGCCATGGCGTATGCTGCGATTTGCAGATAATAATCTTCGATCCATTCTTTTTTCTTTGGACGGTTAGACTGCTTGAAGTCAACAACAGTTTCAATACCATTATGTGAACAGACAAGGTCTGTCGAGCCTGCGTATAGGCCCGGGTAATATAACGTAACTTCCGAACCATACCATTCATCAACCGGTGTGAGACCCACATCAATAACTTTTTGGGCCATGGTTTTCGCCTTCTGTCCGAGTTCTGTAAGATCATCGTAGCCAGTTCCGAGTATATAATGTTCCAGGAATTTGTGCATAGCTGTCCCCCTACTACTAGATACATTTTTGATTCGTTCTGCTTCTGCTTCACCGACTTTAGCTTTCCATTTGGTTAAAAATTCCGTATTTTTGGTACGCCCTAATACAGTAGTCACTGAAGGAAGTCTAGTACCATTTACATCATAGAGCCGTGTTCCTTGGTCCTCGATCCTTGCAGCGTCGACGTAGGTATACTTCTCACTCTTCGGTATCTTACGACCTATGTTATGGTACTCTTGTATGTCTTCATCACTCATCATAATTTATTCTTCAACTCCTCTAAGTAAGCTTTATTCTCTTGATCTGTGGTTAATTTGTCCATGGCAATTTTTTGTTTAGCTCTTAGTATCTTGGCATGTTTACGCCAGGCCCAGCTATTCAACATACCTGCGTATTTCATTATAAAATGAAGACTCGTGTATACAAATTTATCTATCATTCTTTTACCAATGCTCCCTTCTTAATTTGATTTAAGGGTGCTGAGTCATGTACATTACCACTAACGGATACACGTACACAGTCAGAATTAAATGGACTAACCCAATGTTTTAACCACGCAGGAAAGATAAACATCTCACTATCTTTTGGAAAGTAAGACATATACGTTATACAATCACGTATTCCTTCTCCATACATAAACTGAATACCACCAG